TTTCCAAAGGGAGTTAACTGAAAAGCCTTGAACACCTCATCAGACTTAGGATAAATTGTTCTTTTGCTTCTAGCCAACTTAAGAGTCGTAGCTATGTTGGTGAACTCCTTAGACTCTACTGTATCTTTTAGTTTACTGTACCAATCATCTGGTATATTAATTCTTTTTTGCGTGCTCATACTCTAGTAAGGTTTGTTTAATTTCCTCTAATTCTTGCTTGTCTCTTTTTTCTTTGACCCATCTAGTGGCAAATCTATCCCACTTGGCTTGGTCAAATTCTCTGCGTAGGTCTGATAGGTTTGTAGGTGTTATCTCAAAGTAGTGAGGTAACTGCTCTTTAACCTCATCCAACAATCTCTTGAACTTAATAGCATAACTACTATTAGATTGAAGTAAGTCATCATGAGTATTGATTGCATGAATCACAGTACTATGGTCTCTGCCTCCAAACATTAATCCTACACGCTTTAACTTGTAACCAAGATAAACTGCAAACAGTGTCATAGCTTTCTTCCTGACATCTACTACCTCACGCTTTCGACTATCACCTTCTAACTGTTCGTAAGAAGTATCTGTTTGTAGGTAGATGATATTAAAGATTATCTTCTCATCCTCAGTTAACAGTAATCTACCACTGGATTTTACAGGGTTATTCCTTTTAGGCCGAATGTTACTTATAGGCCTTCTACGAATCTTTTTATCAAAACCTTCTTGGGTAATGATACTTCGGTAGATACGTACAGCATCTCCTGGATATCCACCCATCTTTTCTACTGCGTAGTTGATAGAGGTCCTTATATAATCATCAATGTTTTGCATAATTCTAAAAATTTTTCTTTTCCGTGGTCTCGATAAATATCACTAGGATCTTTGCCTAGGCTAGCATCATGGCTAAGAAATGGGATGTTGAACTTCTCACTCATTTTCTTGGCTCCATTGATACCTGCTTCGTCTGCGTCAAACCATAGGTACAGGTTCTCAAATCTATGCTTCAGTAACTCATAAGCATTATCTGAAACTGGTGTGTTCTCACTTCTTACAGCCACCGCATTGATGCCTACTGAGTGTAGAGTCATTACATCTTTTGTGCCTTTGGTAATTACTAGGTTAGTTCCTCTGGATGGCAACTGGGTATAGCCCTCTAAAATACCTCCAAAGAAATTAGTCCTGAACTTTACTCGCTTGTCTGCAAAAGGGCGATATAACTTAAACTTTTCTTTCTCCTTGTAACGATAACAGGGATCAAAATTATTATTGATGTACCACAAGTCATCGTTAATCCAAGCACGATCTACTCTTCTGATGTCATAGTATTCTAAAATACTACGACTGATTCCGAACTGTGCCCAGTACGTTAAATCTGCCTTAGTAAATGCACATAACTTTACTTTTATGACTGCTGGTTTTACCTCAGGAGCAACGAACTGTTTGGCTTCTAGAACTAATCGATTCTTATCAGATAGGTTTAAGTCTTTGATGTTAAAGTCAGACTCTATCTTATACAGAACATCTGGAAAAGAATACCCTGTTACAAGTACTGCTATATCCAAACAACTGTAATAGGTCTGAGCAGTACCATAGTCTACGAAATACAAACGACCACTAGAACTCCAGCGAAAGAAACAGCCAGGAGTCTTGTCGTCTCTGAAAGGATTTGTATAACGCTTCTTAAGATTAATGTCTGTCTTCATGTAGTAGGACATTATCTGCTCCTCCCCTAGTAGCCTGTATAAAGCATCTACGCTAAGAGGTATCTCAATTTGTTCTAAGTCCATAAATAAAAAGGGAGGCTGTTACACCTCCCTATATTAATTAAAACTCTAGGAAAGTGTCATCTGCACTTGCGAATGGATTAGGAGTCTCTGTAGCCCCTCCTCCGAACATATCAGTAACACCACTGTTTTCTACTTCAGTTTCAGCAGGTGCTGCATCAGGTGAAAACTCTTTCAAGTCGTAAGAATTAGCATAGTAATGCTTGTAACCATACTCACCTTCAACTACTTTCTTCACATAGTCAGTTATACGACCTTCTACGTTCAAGAAAATATTAGTGAACACGTCTTGATACTTGCTGTCTTTGATACCCAAAAGAACCTTGATACCTCCGTTAAGTTTGTTGAAGTGCTTGAAGAAAGCTTCCAACTCGCTACCATTACCTTTTGCCAATGCATTCCAGTCATCCAATACAAATGGTTTTGTTTTAGGACTAGCGTTAGCATAGGCTTTCATCAAAGAATAAACATTCTCTTCGCCCTCTTTAGCTTCACGGATACTAGATTTGTCAAGACGACGTGACTCGTCCCAGCTTCTCATAGTGTCACTCAAACCTGCAAGGTTCTCAGCCCACGCAGTCTTGGTGAAGTTGTCAATGAATTGCTTTTTGTCTGACTTGGAGATACGAGTGTTATTCGATACCCACAAAGAGAATTTACCACGCATCTCTACTTTGCTAGAAGAATGGTTTACATACCAGAAGTCAAGACGAACGTTCTTTTCGCCTTCATATACTGGGGTTTTAACTTCATCTAGACCTAAAATGTCTTTCAGTTTATCCTCATTAGGGTTAACTGCGATGATCTGAATGGGTGCAAAACCGGTATAATACTTACGGTTTGATACTTCTCTGGTTTCTAATTCGTTTAAGTTCATAATTTTTTAATTAAATGGTTTCTTCTGTTGTTTGTGTTGGGGTGATTTCGTCTTGGTAGTATGCATCAATTACGTTGCATACAATTTGTAGGTCATTTGGAACAAGCGTGTCTTCAAACATACCCAAAGGGCTCTTAGCTGGATAGTTTCTAAAACGATTAGTTACAAAACTATATTTAGGTATACCATCCTTATCTTCTTCCACATGGGTGTAGAGAGCAATGGTGAATAATCCTTCTAATACAATCTGATTGTCTAATGCTTTACCAATTGTCTTGATCTTTTGCCCTATGACTTCTTCTCCGTCTTTGATTAATTCAGAGTGAGTGATGTAAAAGATTTTAAGGTCGTTTCTTAGTTTACGAGCAGTAGTCAATAGATTAGTTACATCTTTTGCTAAGTTTGTAAATTTAGAAAAGCCAACCTCGTTAGCCTTACGCATCATCAAGAATGACATAGAGTAAATAGCATCATCTAGGATGATGTTTTTAATGTGAGGTGCTTTCTCATTGATTGTACCTAGTAAACCAATGATTTGCGGAATATCATCAACCTCCATGTAGTTCTTGCTTTCAGTGTTGTAGAGTTTCTCTGCACCTCTGAATGGCAATTCTTTACGGGCTACGTTAATGATAAACGTTTCTTTAGGACTTAGGCTGCGGATACTGGTAGATTTACCGGTACCACTAGGGCCTACGATAGCGATTAATTTGCTTGACATGATTTTAATTTTTCGATTGTTCGGTTTCTATTAAATGATCCCATCCAAAATAACTAGCAAACTCGGTGGCCATTTTCTTCTTGTCTACATGACGAATGATGCCTACACTTACAATTGCGTCTACTGCGTTTGGGTTCGTTTCTAGGTAATTAAGTAGCCAATCTCTGAAACTTACTTCTTCTTTGATTGGCCAACGGTACTTGTGGTACCAGTTCTTCTCTGTAAGATCAACCTCTGAAAGGTCAGTTCCTACTCTCTTGCACATCTCTGTGTAAATCTCTTTCAAATGCTCGGTCATAACTTAATAAAGTGTTCGTAGTAATTCTTTACTGGATTAGACATCTCCTCGGCTCTAGGGAGTTCTTGGAACTCACCATTGGCTCCGTTGAAGTATAATCCCACTGCAGAATTTTCTAAGCCAAAGTGTCGGTCCTTCAAAAATATCAAAGAACGGTACTTAGGGCCTAGCAGTGATACGTCATACCCACTATGCACAGGTATGTTATGTCTAGAAGGATTGAACAAGCCTAGCACTATCTCGTAGTCTTGCTGTACACCTTTGTTAAGATGCAGTTCTTCTAGTGATGGTTCCAACATCTCTTCAATCAGTGCGCCTCTATTCGTGTATTGGGCTTTTTCTGATGATGGAGTCTGTTGATGAACAATAATGTTTGCCATCTTGAATTTCTTGGAAAACAATTCCAGCGTAATGTCTTTGACCATATAGTCAAGTGTCTGATAAGTACTGAGTCGAGTTCTAGTCTCGGACATCATCTCATTAGACAGTAGACTGATGTGGTCTAAAATAAAAAATACCCAGGTGTCATCTGATTTGTAATGATAAGCAACAGGTACTTGTTTTCCATCGTACTCTTTATACTCATAATCACCTATCTCTGGGTTGTCAAAGAAAGCTTTAATGTGCTTTTTGATTCCCGTAGGGTTACGGATGTAATCAATAACCTCTACGTTGTTCTGCAAAGCCTTAATGAACTTCTCTGCTCCCTTAATCTTTTCAAGTAGTTCTTGATTTACTGTGTAAGAACCAATGGACTTCAGTTGAGATACGCTTATGGTTATCTTATGCTTCTCGTACAAGTACATAGCAATGAATGATAACCAGAAATCAGTCTCAGATTCCTCTAGTGCAAAATAGAATACTTTAGGCTTGATGTTGGAGTTGACTGTACGCTTGAAAATATTCATGATAGTGAAGTATTTTACAAACTTGGTCTTACCTACACCAGAGCCGGCAGTTATTGCAGTGATAGAACCCTTGGTAAAGCCACCATACTTCTCACCTAAGCGAGGGAAAGGCGGAAGGATAGAAGTTATACCTCCACTCTCTTTAATGGCCTTATTTCGCTCAATTTGACCTAGTACCCTCTCAAAGTTCTGCATTAGATAATGTTCCTTGAGTTATAGTTTGTTGATTGGTTGCCATTATCCTTGAATTGCTGACACCAGTTAGCTAAATCGCTTTGGTCGATGCCATCAATTCGCTTAGAGATAAAGTAGCCACACTCTCTTACATAATTCAAAGAGCCTTTTCTACGCAAGGTATCTATATAGAGGTCAGTACCACCTAGAATCTCTTCTTTGGTGTACTTGTACTTTTGGATAAACTTGGTCATTTTAGTTTGTACAGTAGCTAAATCAGTAGTCTTGGCTGTTACACCTAGATTCTTGGCTGAAAACTTAACCATGTACTCTTTAATCCAAGAGATATCAACCTCAGGTTCTTTAGGTTTGGTAACTACTTTTGGAATTGAATCCGCAATACTCCCTACTACTGATAAATCATCTTTACCTAGAATCTCAGCAACTCTTGGATGCCAAGTCATTCTAGAATCCTTATGTATCAGCAGACCCTCTGACTTCCATTCTTCAATGAAGCCACTCTTCTCACACAGGTCCCAGAGTACTTCGTAAAACGTTTTCTTCATTTTCTTTAACTTGTTGTGTATCAATTAAATTGACCTCGTTTTCAGAAACGGGGGTTACGAATTTACTCAATTCTTCTGTCATTTGCAACTCAGCCATTAACAATTCTTCTTGATAATGACGTTGCATCATTAAGTAGTCTGGGTGCGTACTTAACGACTCTCCGTAGTGTTCGAATTCTGTCATAATAAAATAAAAAGGGGGATTTCTCCCCCGTTAATTAAAAAGTAAATTCATTGCACATACTGCTAAGTGCATTTCTGTCATCGTCAGGAAAAATTAGACAATCTTCAGGGCTCATTTCGTACGGAATATAGGTACGGGAATCTCTGCAATAAATAACTCCGTGATCTATGTAGTACTCAACACCTTTTTCTAATGGTTTTCCTGTAACTGGAGATAAGTTGTTTATTAATCTTGACTCTACTAGTTCTTCTGGATCAGCTTCCTGTATTTCTCCAGTGAGCTCTGTGTATTGTTTTTTAGTCAAGCATACAAATAACTCTGGACTCAGTTCACCACAAGCTAGGTCAAGTTCGTAATCTTTTTCTTCTCCATGATAACCCTCGTAATAAGCAAGTAGTTCAGCATCAGGTACAAAGACTTCGTAGTTACCATACATATTCTCAAGAACACGATGCCTAAAATCTACATCTGATAAAATTGTATCTCTAGTTACTTTACCTGTGGTTTTTTCATAAATTTCGTCAAATACATCATAATATGATGAACGGCCTGAATATGTCAAGTCATCTTGTACTTGCATTTTTACAGGAAAAGATAGAGGTATGTTACGCTCTGACAACATTTCCAGCATCTCCTGGGCAAAACAGAATGCATTCTCCATAGAGTTGATGTGGATTATCTCGTCATCCATGTGCTCGTTCAGATAACCACAGCTCAAATTATGAGATGCTACTTTCAATCCTCTTCTACGCAAAGCACCTACGTCAGTACAACTACCGTCATTGAACGAATAACCATAGGTATCCATCAATGAAGTGATTAAGTTGTAGTGTTCTGTTGGGAATACTTCTAGTCCGTTTGTGTACTTGATAAAATCTGTACTGTAAGAACGCCTGTCCAACTGAGTTACGATGATTGAATCGTCAAAGAACTGCATGTTGCATGCATTAGAGCCGATACAGCCTCGTTCCTCGCCATAGAAGAAAACTACCTTACAGTGGTCAAGACGCTTAAGCATCTCAATAGCAAAGTAAAGACCTACAGAATCATCTGCACCTATGCCACACTGTTTACCTTTGTAATTGTTGAAGCCATAAATCCAGTCTTTTGTTTGCATGATTTGCAAATCCTCGTGGTAATCTTGGGCTGTGTCATAATGAGCTACCACAGTAGGATAAAACTCTGCTAGTCCTTTAGTAAAGTACAAGTTACCGTCAAGGTTAATGCCCTCAACACCTGTGTAGTCAAAAACTAAATCAAGCAAATAAGCAGCCTTAGCTTTGTTACGTGCTGTATCATAAGTAGGGGACTGGAATAACATGATGTCCTTCAACAACTCATAATTAGTGTTAAAGCTTTTAACTGCGTTTATTTTTAATAATTGCTCCTCATTCCTAAGTACAGTTGGTTTAGAGTACACCAGTGTAGGTTTGTGGGCGGTCTGTTGTTTCGATTTGTTCATTGTCTTGATTTGTTTGGTTTGATTGATTTTGTAAATTTTCTTCAATTTGATCTAGTAATTCCTGAAAAGCAGAATCTTCTGGGTGGTAATACAAACCATCATACTCTTTGTACTCAAAGTTATTATCTCCTGTTAGAAAGAATCCATAATTATTTTCGTACGACTGTATTTCATTGTGTGCACCCCAACATCTAGAACCATCTGCTAGAGTGACCATGTCATCCTGAGGGAAATAAGATTCTGAGTATTCACAGTAATAAGAATAATCACTTGCTATGTCAGCATCTAATTCCTCGGAATAAACTCTACAGTTTTCACAAGCGTAATTTCCTCTGTGTCTACCTGCAGTTATTTCTGTTAAAAAATCTGCATCGGAACTAGTACTACCACACTCGTCACACTCAAACTGCTCCTCGTCACGGTCATAGTCTGAGTGAGTACCGTCAGTTTCGTTAAATGTGATGTAATTACTAGTGTTCTCACAGTGATTCTGTAGCTTGTAGTTGTTAAGGTTGTAGTACTTTAAGCTATCTATGTACGGGAAATAACCATAACCCAAGAACTTTTCATAGGGTAATGGAATTTCTAGGTCATACTTTTGTCCTCCGTGGAAAAGTCTAAGTTCACTATAACCTAGTGTACCTATGCTTGCAGTCATAATCGCCTCTGCCTCACTGTTGTAGGTGTAGATACGGTCTATATGCTTCTTACCATCCGGTGAAGTC